AATAGATATGACTATGACCAAACTTCGTAAACTTGTTGAAGAACTGAAAATAGCAATGGTTGTGGTTTCACATCTTAAAAGACCTGAAGGTAAAACTTCACATGAAGAAGGATTACAAACTTCTTTATCTCATTTAAGAGGTTCACATTCACTAGCACAAATACCAGATACCATTATTGGTTTTGAGAGAAATCAACAAGATGAGAGTAATAATAATATTATGTACGCAAGAGTTCTTAAAAATAGATTTCTTGGAGATACAGGTATAGCTGCAACTTTAATTTACAATAAAGAAACTGGGCGTTTGACAGAAGGTGAGTTTGATGAATGAAGCACTACTCACTAAATTTATTTTATCTTTTCTTATAGATAAAGATGATTATTTAGAGTTGTCACAGAAGCAACAACAAGTAGTTTTCGAAACTTGTAAAACTATAATGAAAGCTATTTACCATAGCATCAAATTTGAAAATGTTTTCCCAGTAATTATGTGTGGTGATGTAGAAGCTAAAACCATAATCTCAAAAGCAATCAAGTCTGTAGAAGAAATATTACCAAGCACAAATAAAATTACCATATCACTAATACATTAAATGAAACTTAAAGTTATAGACCTATGTTCAGGCATTGGTGGCTTTAGTTATGGATTAGAACAGACAGGATATTTTGAAACAATTCAATTTGTTGAAATAGATAAGTTCTGCCAAAAAGTATTAAAAAAAAATTTTCCAAATATACCCATACATGAAGACATTAAAAACTATAATCCAATTAACGCTGATGTTGTTACAGCAGGTTTTCCTTGCCAACCATTTTCAGTTGCAGGGAAACGAAAAGGAATAAATGACAACAGAAATCTTTGGAGTGAAACTTTTAGAATTATTACCGAAGCAAAACCGAAATGGTTTATTGGAGAAAATGTTGATGGAATTATTAACATCTCCAAAGGTAAAGTCTTGCAGAAGATACAAAAAGATTTGGAAGCAGAGAATTTCCAAGTCCAATGTGTTGTTATTCCAGCTTCAGGTGTCGGTGCTTGGCATCAAAGAAAAAGAGTTTGGATTATTGCCAACTCCATCAGCATCAAACGCAATGGAAGTAGTAATGCCAGCAAAGTATGTGAAACGAAACAAGACAGGTTGGACAGTGACAAGGAAAGGCACAGGAACGAAATTTGGAGCAAAGTTGAACGATGTAGTAAACAAGATAGAGGAAATGTATCCAACACCAACAGCAAGAGATTACAAAGACGCAGCATATCAACCAACATGGAAACCAAGCAGAGACAAGTCAGTTCCGAGAATAGTATTAAAGAACAACAAACCTGGTGGCAAACTCAATCCAAACTTTGTGGAGTTCCTAATGGCGTATCCTACGAATTGGACAAAGATAGAACCAACAGAATTAAAAGTCTTGGCAACTCAATCTGCCCTCAAGTCATCTACGAAATAGGAAAAGCAATCTACAAAGCAGAATTATCTGAACAAATAAAATGAAACTAATACTTGACCTAGAAGCCAATGGCTTTGACGTTAAAGTAATTCATTGTATTGTCATTAAGGATGTCTCAACTAATATAGTTTATAGATATAATCCTGACAATCTTGAAGACGCTTTAAAAATACTTAAACAAGCAACACTATTAATCGGACATAACATTCAAGGTTATGACCTACCAGCTTTATATAAAATTTTAAAATTCAAATATGAAGGTGAAGTCTTTGATACTTTATTAGCATCAAGATTAATTTGGACTAATCGTGCTGATGCTGATTGGAAGTATAAAGATGTTCCACCAAAACTTGTTGGTAAGCATTCATTAGAAAGTTGGGGATTTAGACTTGGTTTGCGTAAAGGAGATTTTGCAGAACAAGAAGGAGCATTTGAAATCTACACACCTGAAATGTTGGACTATTGTGCCAATGATGTTGAAGTAACACATAAGCTCTATGACACTATTTTAAAACAAAACTATTCAACAGCAGCATTAGAATTAGAACACAAGTTTGCTTATTGGATTAGACAGCAAGAAAATTACGGATGTAAGTTTGACAAGATTTCTGCTCAGAAGCTATATCAAGTTCTAGTTAAAAGAAGATTAGAATTAGAACAAAAATTAAATGTTGTGTTTCCTAAATGGAAAAAATTCGTAGGAACTTTTAGACCTAAAAGAGATAATAAAACTAAAGGTTATAAGAAGGGGGTTTCGATAAAAAGATATAAGACCGAAACTTTCAATCCAAATAGTAGAGACCATATTGCAGACAGACTTCAATCATTAAGAAATTGGAAACCTAAAAATTTTACAGCAACAGGTAAAGCTGAGATTAATGAAAAGATATTGAAATCACTTCCATATCCTGAAGCTGAACTTTTAGCAGAACATTTTTTAGTACAGAAACGCATTTCTCAATTAGCCGAAGGAGATAATGCATATTTAAAATTAATTAAAGGAGATAGAATTTATGGCAAAGTTATCACAAACGGAGCAATCACAGGTCGTTGCACACACTTCCACCCAAACTTGGGTCAGGTTGTTAGCAAAGCCAGTCCATATGGTACTGAAATGCGTCAGCTTTTTATTGCTGATGCCGATATGGATTTTATCGGTTGTGATTTTTCTGGCTTGGAGTTGCGTGTGTTGGCTCATTATCTCTGTGTTTACGACAGTGGAAATTTTAAGAAAACACTACTTGAAGATGATGTACATACCAGCAATCAAACCAATCTCAAATTACCCTCACGTGATTTGGCTAAAACTTTTATTTATGCTTATATCTACGGAGCAGGAGATAAAAAACTCTCTGATATATGTGATGTCTCTATTCAAGAAGGAAAAGGATTAAGAGAAAAATTTGAAAATTCCATACCTGCATTAAAGACATTAACAAACGAAGTTAAAAGAAAATATAGAACACAAGGTTGGGTTAAAGGTTTAGATGGCAGAAAAGTAATTTGTCGTTCAGAACATTCAGCACTCAATACATTAATTCAAGGTGGTGGAGCTTTATTAGTAAAACAAGCTACCATTATATTCCATGAATTAGCCTATGGGATTGGTTTCAAATTTGGTGAAGACTACGCAATGGTTCTTCACGTACATGATGAAATGCAGTTCGTAGTTAAGAAAGACAAAGTAAAAATATTCACAGGTTTACTCAAACAAATTTTTCAAAGAACACGAGACCATTTTAATTTTAGATGTCCATTGGCAGGTGAAATTAAAGTTGGCACTAATTGGAGTGATACACACTAAGGCACGACCTGACTTTGACTTGGATTTAAAATTCGGTCAACAAAAAGAAAACGAACTTCAAGAAATATTACATAACGAACAAATAGAATGTAAGACTGATAAACTCTGTAAACGAACAGGCAATGTATTTGTAGAATTTGAAGATAGAGGAAAACCTTCAGGCATCAACACTACAAAATCAGCTTACTATGCTTTCTGTTTATTTAAAGAAGAACGTCAAACAAAACAAATCTGGATTTTAATCCCGACAACAATTCTCAAAAAATTAATGGAAAAATATCCCATCAAGAAGGGTGGGGATAATTGGGAAGCTAGAGGTCACATAATTCCTAAACAAGATTTATTAAATTATGAAATTTAAAAAATATAAAATTATCTTTTTTGACCCAACTGGAAACAGTGGGTGGATGACTGAAGATGAACTTTATAATTTTGAACCTGAAGAATGCATAATCGAAGCATATGTTTATTCTAAAGACAGACAGTTCGTACATACTTTTGCTTCTTACACCACAAACAAAGACACAGGAGATACAGATTACGGTGACTGTAATGTACTTCCAACTACTTGTGTCAAATCAATGAAAAGGATTTATGAAAAACATAAATGATTTCTTTGCTAACAAGAATAAAAAAATGTTAGTTGACGGAGACTTACTAGTCTACAAGATTACTTCTGGTATAGAAGAACCTATTGACTGGGGAAATGATGTTTGGACTTTAAGTGCAGACATGGGTTTAGCTAAACAATTATGGAAGCAATCCATAGGATATTATTTAGGATTAACTAAATCTAAAGATGCTCTGATTATATTTTCTGATAAAGTAAATTTTAGAAAAAAATTAGATAGCACTTACAAATCACACAGAAAGAAAATTAGAAAACCAACTATATATGTTGCTATGCGAGATTGGATAGAGGACACACATCAGTGTGGTTCTTTACCAAATCTTGAAGCTGATGACACAATTGGTATTTATGCCACTTCATTATACAAAGATAATTGTGTGATAGTATCAGGAGATAAAGATTTCAGAACTATACCTTCATGGCAATGCTGCATCATAGATGACCAGATTGAAATAATAGATGACAAGTTAGCCAACTATAATTTCTGCACACAAGTATTAACTGGCGATGTTGCGGATGGTTATAAGGGATGTGTTGGTGTGGGTCATATTAAAGCATCAAGAGTTCTTCTAAAACCTAAAACCTTAGATGAAATGTGGGATGCAGTTATTAATGAATATTTAAGAAACAAATATTCTATTGATGATGTGTACCATCAGGCAAGACTTGCAAGAATATTAAGAGCAGGTGAATACGATACGAAAACACATCAACCTTTACTATGGAGCTATAAATATGGACAGTATTCAAATACTAGACAAAACCAAAAAACTGCTTAGTGAAGACCGAGAGAAAAAACATGGTAATAAAATAATTAACCATGAAAACATCTCTAGGCTTTGGTCAGGTTATTTACAGAATAAGTTCAAACTTAATCTAGTAATCCTACCTGAAGATGTTGCCAACCTAATG